TGTATCATCAACTGTTGCGATAACCAATGCTCCATCGGACACAGGATAATCAACAGTGCCAACAATTTCTGTTTCATGATTTAGCGAAAAAGCATCATCTTGTAAAATAATCAAGTCACTTATTTCGCCATATTCTAACGTATATAAGCGTTTCTCTAATTTCTGATACAAATATTCCATATCTGCCAATAAACGTTCAGAAATTGAATTATGGCGCACTCCTTGAATGTCTACACGTGCATCCATTAGCTCGGCTAACATCGTACCGCCAGGATCAATCGTTTTTAAAATATCTTTGATTGATTCGAACCATGAAGTGAAATCTGTTTTTTGCGCATCTCGCCACGCTTCGAACTCTTCTTTTCTAGCATTCATCCAATCAGTAAAATCGCCCTTATTTTCGTTGATAAAAGCGGTCATGTCCGCGATTAAATCTTCAATGGACTGCCAATAAGAACCCATTTCGCCCTCTGTTTTAGAAGCAGCATTTATTACAAAATAAGAAAAATTCTGCGTTGTGCCGATTAAATCGTCGCCTTTGTAAATACTAAAATAAGCTTCTTGTCTGTGTAACGACTGCATAGAATATTCGTCAAACGTATACTGAATAATCCCTTTTTTAGCATCTATGATTTTTGCTGCTCGTTGAATCGGGAATTTATTATTAATAATTGACTCTAAAAAAACTTTGCAGAGACTTAAGTCTAACGGCAAAGCATTTTCTACAATATTTACTTGTAATACTTCTGTGTTCTTATTCCCTTGCCGTACATTAATAATACCGACATAGTTATAAGGTTCAGTTGTACTTAGCGTTGCTTGCCATTTAACCATTTGTGCACTCCTTTCTAAAAATTAATTACATCACGTGGATTGATTCGTTGCCACTGTGCGCCTTTCCACACTTCAAAATGAAGATGAATACCTTTAGCAAGCCCAGTGGAACCCATTATCCCAACACGTGAATTGGTCGTTACTTTATCGCCTATAGCTAAATCAACAGAATTTAAGTGACCGTAATAGGTCCAATAACCATCATCGTGTTTAATGACAACATAATTTCCTCCAGTTCCATCATAAGTGACAGTTTCTACTGTGCCGCTACGTGCCACATAAACAGGTGGCGTACTTCCAGCAGGAACTGAAGCAATATCAATTCCACCATGAATAACGTTCGTTCCCCAGCCAATTTGATCCCACTCTTGCGTAATCGTATAGCTAGATCGTACAGGGTTCATCCACGTTGGATTACTAGGTTGCAACCCATGCAATTTGTTATACCAGTAAATCGCCATATCAATCCGCTCTGGATGTGTGACTGCTGGTCGCTCAAAATTGGCTTCAAACGCCATCGTAGCTGTTCCTATATCTGTTAATGCTTTAAATTGTGCAACTGAATATGGATAAGCAGAAGTAGGAATATACTGTCCGTTGTGCATATGCCAGTCTAGTAATTGAAGTTGCGTATTAATGTTTCGATAGTCACCACTAATACCAGCTTGTGCTAATAAACGTTGAACATATGCACGACCACTTTCACCAGCTACAGGTGATGTCCACTGAACTAAACCATAGCCAGGACCGCCACCACCTTCGTCAATGTCTGGCATAATGCCTGATTCTTGTTCCATATTTCCTAAAATACCTGCAGTTGCTTGTTCGCTATAACCTTTAGATTTTAAGAACTGCCAAACTGCCCAAGCGTTTTTCTCTTTTTCAGTAGTCAATTCTGGAGGTGTACCGCTACCAGTTCCACCAGTACCGCTTCCTGGTATAACTTCTTTACCTCCAACATATAATTTATCGAATTTACCAATAGTTCCTTTTAAAATACCACTAATATCTACTTCATTAGAAACACTGAAATTACCTTTGTGCGACCAGCTAGCATAACTATTCACTTTCCTATTGTCTGGATGAACATCTGCTGGTATTTGAATAATTGGAACTGATTGCCCCTCATTATTTTTACTAATCGTATTGATCGAAAAAATGTAACCATGTTTTTGTCTAACAGCGAAACCATTAGCTTTTTTTCCACTTCCATCATACGTAGCCTTAATGTCACCAAACAATTCACCATGAACATCTTTTAGGCCTGTGCTTACTCTTTTACGTTCAAATGCTACCTTTCCACCTTCAACCACAACTTGGAAATCTTTATCATCTAACGTTTTTAAAGCCACACCTTGTACTAAAATCCCTGTCAAAATTCCTGCTGTAATAAAATTAGCAACAATTGAGCCATCTTGAGTAATTGCCGTTTCAAATGGTCCATTTACACCGCTATTTGAATACCCAAGACCTCCTAGGTTCCAACGCCATACTTTTTTTGCATCATTCGCATTTGGTCTGTCCATAATTAAAATTTCTTCTGGTGCATCTTTAGGACGAAAACGAACATAGCCACCTTTTGTTCCTGTTATCCATTGAGTAGCGTTCACGATAGCATTCTGTAAATCCTCACTCTTTACTTCAAGCTTTTTAGTTATTTGATTAACTGCAGTATTTACTGAATCTGTGTAAGATTTTATTTCGTTTCCTAATACGATATTTTTATACTTACCTAAAGTAGGAAACCAGGTACACTCTGTCACTCTTTCTTTTACTCCAGTTATTCCGTTGTATTCAATATCGCAATACACAGTGTCCCCAAAATTCAATTTCATTATCTTACCGTAAAGTTTTTGATACTCTATAGTATTTTCTAAAGTAACCATATTGATTTCATGTGTTACTTTTGGTTCATGGATTCGTTCTTTGTCAAAAAGTGATTGTCCCCATTTTTTTAATTCCTCTACAGTTTTACATTCGCTATTGGTCCTACTAGTAATACGTCTATTTTCATCGGTTACCCCTTTTGTTTCTAAAAAAGCAAAGGTTATTGGCTCTTGATCTTCGTTATAATTAATATCTTCAGGTGTTCCACCAATTAAATAGAGACTGTTGGATACATTTAAGTCATCCACAGTCTCTTTTATTGATTCTAAATTAACACCTAAATCTATTCTAAAACCATTATCTTCACCAATTCTGTCTTTTAGTATAAGTCTGTAGTTATCCATATCTAGTTCGCCAGAAGTTACACCTGTTAAATTTTCATTACCGTTATTTTGCCCAATAATAGCCGATATTGGATTTACTTCTTTTGCGGTAAATTGATGTTTGGAATTGATATTACTTTCATAGATAAAAGGTTGCTTAAATGCTAAATTCGCTTTTAAGTTTTCCATAATCTGATTACCAGTACCATTAGCAGTATATGCCATTTGAATAAAGTTACGATTTGCCTCATACCCTAAATGTAAAGCTTTGATTGAAACAGAATGTAAATTTTTATCGACTGATTTTATTCTGAAATACTGCCATGAATCATTAGAAACTAAAGCTTTTATATAATAACCTTTCTTTAAATATTCTTTATTTTTGCCAACCAATGAATAATTACCGTAAAAAGAATATTCACTATTCAATGAACGAGTAATTTCAGGATCATCAGCCCAATCTAATAGAGGGATGCCATTTTCGGATAAATCTTTTGGTACTTTTTCATAAATGTAAATTGGATTAATCAAAAATATACACTCCTCACCTTTATTTTTATACTTGAAACACTTCCAGTTACCTTTACTTTATTGGTCCCTGGTGTCATTCGTATCCAGTTTCCTTTTGTTCGTTGCATTCTTCCCTCATGTACGCAAACAGCTAGTTCATTATCTAATGATAACAAGCCAGCAGGTGTATTTATTAAAATCAAAGTATTTTTACCACAAGTAATACTGATGTCACCGCCAGTAGATTGAATTTCAAATAAAGGGAAGCAAATTTCATCCCCATGATTGGTAATGTCATTCTCTCCTTTTTTTAGACTGACAAATTCTTCATTTACTTTTCTCTTTAGAGGTTCACAACGAAAATTTATTTCAAAAGTATAAAAAGTTCCCCACTCATTTGTGTATTCAACTTCATTACTAACATTGCATACCGCGTTAACATACAGGTTTTCATTATTATGTGTGATTAATTCTGACTTGCCACTAAGCCATCGTTTCACTTCCGCTAATCGGTCATAACTAACACTGACGTCTTTAATTTTGAAATCAAACGGTTCATAATCACCAAACCATTCATTCAATACCCTGTTACTACCTACAATAGTTATCTCGTTATATCTTGGTTTAGCGACAATTTCAGGCAATTCAGATTCAATAATTAAACCATAATCTATAAGAGCATTCGCTCCTTTCCATACAAAATTAGGCGTATATCTATCCATTTTTACACATCCCCTGTCGCTAAATTATTCCAAACATTCGCTTGAAACATTTTCCTGTTCAAACGATTAATTTCACTCGGATTATTTGCATCTACTTGGCCAATATGAACATGTTGCTCAATAGTGTTGCCACCTTTCAAAGCACCACCAATTCCACGAGCTTTTTCTTCTGGTGACAATGGAGTTACTGTTGTCTTGCCGTTTTTAGCGGTTAATAGTTCAGGACCAGCTTCACCAACAATGGCTTGACCATTTAGAATCGTTCCACCTTCTGCTAAATAAGGAATTTTTCCAATATGAAATCCTTTACCGCCAATTCCTGGCACCCATTTAGGTATTTTTATATTGTTTAATCCACCAATAAATCCATTGATTAACGTAATCATGGCATTGATTGGAGCTTTAGCTACTGCAGCGATACCTTCAAAAATACCACCAAAAATATCAACAACACCTTGCCACGCTCTTGACCAGTCTCCAGTAAATACTCCCGTTACAAAATCAACGATACCGCCAAAAATACGCTTAATTGCATTTACGTAATCGCCAATAATTTTTGCAGCCCCATCCATGGCACCACCAATAAATCCTGTGATGAAATCAAAAGTAGATTTTGTCGTATCTTTCAAAACATTAAATACTCCAACCACAATATCTTTAATTACTTTAAAGGAGGTATTGATAAAATCCCTAAACCAACCGATTTTATTATATGCAACTACAATTGCAGCTACCCAAGCGGCAACCGCCGCAATTACTAAACCAATTGGCGACGCAATAAAAGCAATAACTGGAATTAAACTACTAATGGAACTAGCAAGTGTTCCTAAAACTACTAATACTGGACCGATAGCAGCAACAACACCAGCTATCATTAATATTGTTTGTTTTGAACCTTCATCTAATGAACCAAACCAATTTGAAAATGCAGTTACAAATTGAGAAACTTTTTCTGCAATATCAGCTACTATAGGTATCACAACTTCCCCAACTTGTCGCATTGCATCAGCAATTCTTAGTTGCGCCTTTTCCATTTTTCGTGCTGGTGTATCATCCATTTTATCAAAAGCTTCTTGAGTAGCACCGGCTGAATCATTAATTTGTTTTAAAATTTCATTGTATTCAGAACCCTCACCTTTTGAAAGTGTAAGTGCTGCAGTTCCTGCTTCAACAGATCCAAACATATCATTTAATGCTAAACCATTCTTATGAGCATGTTCATTCATCAAATTAAGGACATCAGATAAATTATTCCCTTCATCCATTAATTGTTTAAATGATTTTCCTGCAATCTCTTTCAAAGCTTTATCAGCTTGACTACCAGTTTTTCCTAACTCATTTAACATGGCTTTTACCATAGTTCCAGTTTCTGCTGTAGCAATACCATTTTTTGTCATAACAGCATAAGCAGTTGATAATTCATTCATCCCTACATTATTAGCATTAGCTATTGGAATTACTTTCCCCATAGATGAAGCTAACTCATTTACAGTTGTTTTACCTAAATTTTGAGTAGAAATTAAATAATCCGAAATTTTTCCTGCATCAGTAGCTTTTAAATTATATGCATTAATCGTTGTTGTTAATAAATCTACCGCAGTTGCAGTTTCAGTAAAACCACCCTTAGCCAATTTAACTGCATCACCCACAAAATTAACAGCATCAGCTTGATCAACTGATGCTGATATAGCTGAATAAACTGATTCAGAATATTCTTCAAAGGACACACCCATATCTGTTGCAGTTTTTGCAATTTCATTTTTATATTTTTGAAAATCAACTTGACTTGAATCTAAAAGAGTAGAAACTTTAGCAAATTGTGTTTCTACTTCTATTGCTTGCTTAGTAGCAAAACCACCTATTGCCATGATAGGTACTGTCACACCTGCAGTTATTTTAGTACCTACTCCTTTAATTTTTTCGCCAGCTTCACCTATTTTTTTTATATTATCTGCAGCAAATTTTGAAGCTTTTTCTTGCTCTTTAAGTTCCTTATTGGTTTTGTCCAACGCATTTTTTAAATTATTTTCGGCAGTTTCGGCTTGTAGCAAACGATCATATAATTTTTTACTTTCTTTTGAATTTTCACCAGTTGCTTTTACCGATTCCTCATACTCTTTTCGTAACATTTTTGTACGTTTTTCAGCTGCTTCTGTTTGCACTTGTAGCTTTTTTTGTTGAGCTACTAATTTTTGGGTTGCAGTAGCATCATTCCCTAATGCTGAAATATGAGCCTTGTACTCTTTTGCTGCGGTATTCATCACTTGATTAATTTCTTTTATAGTTTGTGCATATTGTACCTGTCCATCCATTTTAAATCGTAAAACAACGTCTGATTCATGCTTTGCCAAATTCTCACCTACTTTCTAATTAAAAAATGGTGTTTGATCCATCGTATAAATCCTATCATTCTGTTCAAACTCGAACGCATCAGGATTATTTCTACGCAAATAAAAAATGAACTGCTTTAACCAAAAATTTGGCGTACAGTTCATAAAAAAATTTACATCCCAACCAAACAAGTCCATTGCTACATTTAAATAAAAATCCCAAGGAATTTCTATTTCTTCCGCTTGTTTCGATTTTGGCTGCGCTTGTTTCGATTTTTCGGTTGCTTTTTTACTGTTTCTAAATCTTTTTGTTGGAAGTTTCCGTTCACGAAAACATCCATAACCGTTTCATAAGCACTGACAATTTCATTAATTGCAATGGCACCTTCTAGCTCTTTAATCGTACATTCAGTACCACCAGCTCGCACCATGCCGTACATCAATGAGCGAATAATTTTTAATTCATTACCACGTAACGTTACTTGATCTTTTTGTAGCATTTGATTCAAATCTTTTTCAAAAATAGGATACGGCTTTCCATAAGCTTCTTGAATATAATCTAATGCTGACATTGAAAACATAATAGGAATTTTTTCTCCTTGTATTTCTAAATAATCAACATTAATATTTACATTTACTAAATCGCGTAATTTTGCCATTATTATTCACTCTCTCTTTCTCCAAGTAAAGAATCCTCCAACTGAGATTCATCATAAATTACTTTACTCATGAATTTTTCAACAGTCATATTAGTTACACTAGAGCGAACAGAATTATAATCTGATTTAATAACATCATTAACTAATAAACTTGTCGCTGTCATCGTACAAGAAATATCTTTAATATCCATATCTTCGGTTGCTGTTTCAAATTCATGTTCTTCCGCAATGGCAAGTTGAACTTTTGGATACCAAAAAGCACTTTTTTCACCATTAGATAATGGTCCTATAGCACCTACCGCAAAATATGGCATTTCTTTAGGTGTTGATTTTGAAAAAGAAACACCATTCTTACTAACAGCACCTTTCATTTTATCCCAAATAGCAATTGGAATAGCCACGTGATCTAATGTTAATTCATGCTGTGTTTCTCGACTTACACGTGCAAATAGTTTATTAGAAGCCCATTTATCTTTTGTGCTACCATTACCTTTAATGCCTAATTTTACAATGTTTGGCAATCTCCAAATTTCACTATCAAATGTCGGCCCCGAACTTACTGTTTCTGATTGTGTCCACATTACAATGAATAAATCATCGATACCAATTGGATATAATAATTGTTTGTCTTTCGTACTAATACTTGACATGCTACTCATCCTTTCATTTTATTCATTATTTTTTTAGTCATAATCATCTCTATTTGACTTTTATATTGTTCAAATGTTCCGCTGGCAAAATGTTGCGCTTTTTGATTTACTGTTCCATTTTCAGCGAATCGCCAATAAAAAGCTGTATCTTCAAAAACTACTTCTACACCTTCATTAGTTACTTCAACTTTTAATTGATCTCGCATATGTTTCTTTTTAAGTAATGATTTAGGGACTTTAGGAAGTAGTTTATTCAAATAAAAATTTGCAGCTTCTTCTAATGATTCTTTTGTTATTTCTTCTGTAACTTCCGCTATCGTTCCTAAATGATTAGCCATATCTAAAAATCCGTTATTACTCATTGTAAATAGTCACCTCTGTATAAAAATTAGTAATCGTATCATCATTTTCATCTCCTTGTATAGAAGAAAAACCATTAAAATGAATACTATAATTTTTAAAGCTTTTTTTTAACGGATTCAAATCTTGTTCAATTCCTTTTGTAAAAAGCGATACTTGATATAATCCTTTAGACACAATAAATTTATTTGAAGCCCATTTTTGAGTTTCTCCAATATACGAATAAATAAGATACGGATATGGTGTATTCTTTGGTGCTTGATCTCTAAAAACTTTATAGCCAGAATCCAAGAGTGCCTTTTTAAATGTTTCAAAATCAGTCAACATAAGCCAAACTCAACTCCATTTCTCGTTTATCCATATTTGTGTAAATACGAGTGATTTTATAGGTCACAGAATCGATTCTAACAGCGCTAAACTTTTCTGTGATAGATTTATCCAATCTCACTTTAATCCGTCTGACAACGTCTGTTTTGGCTTGCTGTGAAAGATATTTTTCTTGTGCAGTTACTCCAATATCTTCGTACCATAAAAGCCTGTTAAGTTTATAGGTTGTAACTACTTTATCGTTCGAATCTGTTTCTTCTTTTACATTTAGTAAGTCTGCTTTCCAACGAAACCTATTCGTCTGCCTCTTCGGCATGTTGAATCACTCCTTGGATGATAAATGGCGTGATCGCATTCAACGCCTTATCTAATTCATCTTCTGAAACACGATATTCATAAGCAATACCAGCAACCATCAAAATTAAATATTCTTCTTGCCCTCCAGTTGCAGTTTTTACATAATTTTTTGCCATATTTAAATAAAAAGAGAGCATGGAATCATCCATCCCCTCTTCAAAATGAATATGTGCTTTGAATTTTTCTTCTAAAGATAATGTTTCAGCTTCGTTATTCACATTAACCACCTACTGGTTTTGTAATTTCATAACGATAAACAGCTGGCTCGAATGGTGAGTAAACTAATTGGCCATCTAACAAGTTGTAAATTTGGAACCCAACTTGATTTTTTCCAGAGAATTTTTCAACCAATTTTTGAATTTCTAACGCTCCAATAACTTCTTGAATTTTGAAAGCAGAAAAATCACCAAAATATAATACTGGTGTATCTGGTTCACCTTTTTTATCTGCTGCATCGGTCCAATCAACTGGATAACCAACTAATTGATAACCAATACCACCTTCTGCTTGCGTGAATGGTCGTAACAATGGGAATCCATCATCTGTTTTCATTTTTTCAATAGCAGTTAAAGCTGCACGATTAATAATAAAACGACCTTTTTTCATTACTTCTGTTACTGGTGTATTTTTAAATTCAATCAATGCATCATATAATTTTTGACCAGCACCTGCAGCTGTTAAATCTACAGGTTTTTCAAATGCAACAGCTTTTTTAGCTAAAGCTCCTGGGTTTTCATTTCCTGCATCGTCGCCATTAAACATATAATTAATTTCTTTGCGAACATATGCTTTTTTCAATTCTTCTACAACAATATCTTCTACTGGCACACCAGACATTTTTAATAGTTTTTTCGTTACAGTTGCCAATGCATCAAATTCTGCTGGATCAAGTAAAATTTCGTCAAATTGAATCGCTGTTTCAGCAATATCTGTCGTACGTTCTTTTTTGTTTACATTAGCCTCTGCTTTTTTCACAAGAATTGGATACTTCACATCGCCAGCCGTGCGAATCACCGTTCCGTATTTACGCAATAAGTTTTCTTCTTGAGCATAAGAAATCACTTCGGATGCAATCACTTCTGGTACTGTCACTGAACCATTGCCTGTTTCAATACCTAATGAACGTGCTTCACTTTCTGAAATATTACCAATAACAAAATCAGCAAATGCTTTACGAATTTGTTTTTCACGTTGTTCATTAGACATCGCATTTCTAGCCTCCATTCCTTCATGAATTGTGCGTAACAAGCCATCACGCTGTTCTTGACTAATCATGCCGCCACGATTTTCTTCGTTTTTATCATTGTTATTTTCGTTCGTATCTTTTTCACGATCTTCTTTATTTTCATCATCATTATTATCGGATTTAGCGGTTCCATCATCGCCTTTACCGTCACCAGATTCTGAATTATCATCCCCTAATTCAGCTTTAATGGCTTTTAATTCATCGATTAAACCATCAATTTCTTCATTAACTGAATCTAAATCTGCTTCACGCACTTCTCCAGATTCAATTTTGCCTTGTAAATCACTTAATCGTTTCTCGTGACGAGCTTGTAATTGACGCAATAATTCTTTGTTCATAATAAATTCCTCCTACGCTTCAAGCGCTGTTTTAATTTTTTCAATTAATTTTTTTCTAGTTTTAATATCTTGCTTCATTTCTTGTTTGTTTCTTGCTAGTGCTGCTTCTGTATCTTCGTAAGCAGGCAAAGAAACAATAGAAACTTCATACAATTCGACTTCATGGATAGTTCTTAAAACTGGGTCTGAACTATAATCCCAAGTTTCTTCCGTTGGATAAAAACCAAAGCTACACTGATTAATGTCCCCACGTGACATTGATTGAATCAAGTCATTGGCAACAGTTGTATTGGGCAACTCAACTTCAAATCGTAGTCCCTTATCATCTTCTTCAAGTTTCAAAGTTCCACTTCTTGTGCGCCCTAATACTTTGCCCCAGTCATGATCGAATAAACAACGAACATCAGAATTTGACAAAGCACGACTGAAAGCTCCAGGCTTAATCACTTCATTTAGGCCTTCCCATAATTCTGTTGGACTATTAAACACCGCCGCATAGCCAGTAACAATCTGTGTTTGACTATCTTCTTCGCTTCTTGTTTTAAGGTTTGTGATGTCAAATGTCCGAATTTCCTGTTTCTTCATTCTTACCACCTCCCTTCAAGTCATCCTCTGTTGTCAATGAATTATCGGTAGCATTCTTTTTGCCGATTTCCGTTAAATCATTTGAAATATAGACGGCTTGTGTTGCTTTAGTATTTTGTCTAGGAAAACCAAGCATTTCTGCCACATTATCAGGACTGGTAATACCAGTTCGAACAATGTTGTACCCAATATTTGTTTTGGTGGAATAAGGTACAAAGTCCAAAATATTAATTTTCCATTCCACTCGATAACCAGAATTAGGCACAAAAAAAAGAGCCGAGTAATGCTCGCTCTTATTTTTTAATATTGGTTTAATTGCTTTGTTGTGCAGATACATCATTGCTTTTTCAATATCTGTTCTCATTAATGCTTGATAAGTATTTACATCTATTCCTAAAAATTTTCCTAGGTCTTTTTTGTAAACACCCAAATAATTAAGAATAGCTGCATCATCAATTGGGCTTTTTAAAGTATCAATTGAGTATCCTTTACCCAAAGGAATCATTTTAACTGAATGACTATCATTATCTTGCGTTTCTTCCAACTGATTTAAAATAGCTTTTACTATCTTTTGTTGAGCGCTGTTATTTGGATTGATATGCGCATCCAGCTTTAACAAGAAAGCGAGCAAGCCGCCTTTCTTATATTTTTCTGTCAAAACCTTTTCAGCACTTAAAACACCTTCTAGCGTGCTTTTTGCAAGATCAATAATTCCAGCACCTTTTAAGGAATCCACACCAATATTTTTTATATGACGAATCATACTCCCTGGTATTGGTTGGCCATTCATTGAAAATTTTTCAATCAAACGATCATCTAATTTCGTTTGAACACCATATCCTAAATGTAACTGGTCATTATCTGTAATAGGAAAAGCTTCTCCATTGATTAACAATGTATTTGTTTCAAGCTTTGCAAATTCAAAACCAGTTAAATAATCATTAGGATTTTTCAATATGTTTAGCAAGAAATGGTTTTTGACTTCTTCGCCATCAGGGCCAATTACTACTGGCTCTGCTAGTGCAACTTGATTAGAAATATCTTGTACCAATTCATAAACATCAGACGATTCCATAATAGAAGAATCGTTAACAAAACGTTGTGAATATCTTGTTACATTGCCATAAATATCTTCAATCCAGCCACGCTTTTCCAAAAATCCATATACTGCATTTGAAAGTCTATCTCTTAGCTTCAAAATCTCACCGCCTTTCTATTATCGATAGATAGAATCTAAATATTCATCCATATCATCTTCGTTTACATCAATCATTTGATCCATTGTTTCCTTATGCGCACAAAGAAAAGCAACAAATCCATCGATCTTTTTCTTTGACTGGTTTTTACTTGGTACTTTACGACCTTGAAAATCCATTTTGACAACCACATTTAAAGCGCAATACAAAAATAAAGGATTATCAAACATAATCCTTTGCTCATAAAATAATCGCTCGGCATCTTCAAGCGGCGAGTTCAATACTCTTGCGTACTGATCAACTTGCACACATTCCAAGCCTAAATTTTCCAATTTTTCAACTAATCGGTCACTCATTGCTGGATCATAATTGACTTGTTGAACATCATAAAAATCCATGCAATCTTCAATAAAATGAAATATTTGTTCTTGGTCAATTAACTTACCATCACAAAATTCAACAAATCCTTGTTCTGCTAATTCAGAATACGGCACATTATCTTCCTTTTCTCGAAAATCAATATTTTCACTAGGAATAAAATATAATTGTTTTACTTTGAGTATCGCTCTTCCTTCGGCATCCCATGTAGGAAAATTTAATGATACGCAAGTTAAATCTCGGCTTTTAGATAAGTCCAAACCAATCCAACAAGGCTCCCCACTTAAGTTTCCTAATTCATTTGTGGGAACCAAACACGGTTCCACTTGATCTTGTTCAAAGAAATTATCTGCACCATTCACAAACACATCTAAATGCTTCGTTAAAAATTCAGCTTTCGAGTGAGCGGAACGTTGCGCAGTTTTAAAGGCTGATTCTAAAGCAGACAAATCAACAGATATTCCCCAGTTAGGATTGCACATTTCCCAAACTTTTTTATCTGTCCAATCGTATCCTTTATTTGGTTCATAAATCAAAACAAAGTTTGAATCATTATCATCACGCTTCAAGACTTCTTTTGCTTCTTTATAAACACGAATACCAACCGAACTACTTCCTTTACCAGCTGTAGAAATATTAAACATTAACGGCTGTGGCAATGAAATTTGTGCAGATTTAAAGTTATCGTACTGCTCCATTTTCTCTTGTTTATGCAGCTCATCATTTAAAACAAAATATGGATTGGAACCTTCTATGTTATCAATGTTTTTTGTCTGAACAATAAACTTATTTGTATAAGCCATATCTCCATGTAAATAGTCATACGTAATACTTGAAACGGTGCCTTTTGGACCTTTAAATATTTTAGTCCCATCTAATAGCACTGGATTATTTAGGATAGTAGCGGCAAAAGGCTTAGCAGCATACTGAGCTTGCGCAAAATCAGAAGCACATGCATAGCAATCGACAGATAAGGCACCTTCGCCATACATAGCATACCCCAACGCCCCTACGGCTATTAATGTTTTCCCATTTTTCTTTGGTATTTGTACGTATGCCTCACGAGTAACACGGACTACTTGCCCTTTTTCATTTTCTTTTACCCAGCCATAAATCCAAGAATAAATGAATTTTTCCCATGGCTCTAAAATAAATGGTTTACCTACCATATCGCCTTTTGTATGAACAATAAAAGATTCTACCCAGTCCATCATTTCATTTGCACGATCAACATCAAACCAAATATCTTTTCGTTTCTTCCATCGATACCAACGATCTATTGCTAAACGAACCGTTTTTGGATATTTCTTAGAATGCTTTCGAACTTCTTTCGCAAATAAATCAGCATAATTTACACCAGGTTCAATCATGTTTCATTCCCTGCCTTTTTACGCCATTTTTTCCGATGTTCTGCCAATTCATCTACAGGCTTTTCTTCTGGCCGTTTCATTTCTTCATCTGCTCTAGCTGTTGAACCACCAGTAATTTGTCTGCCTGTTTTTGACTTATTGGTCAATCCTAATAAATCCAATGCTTTCATTTTTTTATCGGCCCAAACTTCGACTTGTTGCGCTAGTGGATGCTTGCTATTGTTAGTAGCTCCAGCCTTGTTTGTTGTTTTTTGGGTTTCGGGAAATCCTTTTTCTTTCCACAGCATGTATTTGTATTGGTAAACTTCAAAAATATCCAAGTATGATTCAATCAATGGATCAAGAGTAATAGTGTATAAATCAGACTTGCGCATAATTTCTAAAATTCGCGTTTTTTCGTGATTAACTTTTTCATCAATAATCGCTTTGCGTTGCGCTTTTGTGGTCATTTTTTATACACCCCCCTTTTATTTTTAAAATTTTTGACCTAACGACACGCGTGACTGCCCCCTACCCTATCCCCCGACAAAAAATTTGAATCGAATTTGATAGGGGGGCTTCATTTTTTAAAATAAGATGGAAAAACTTTTTTCTCATCCGCTTCATTTTCCTCAATCACATGACACTTTGGACACAATAAACGAATATTGTTTGGATCAAGTTTGAGCATTTCGTTCTTCTTGATTGGTATTATATGATGCCGATGTGCTTGCCTTCCAAACACAAAACGACCACACCTTTGACAACAGCCGTTTTCTCTTTCATAGACAAAGTCAGCGACATCTTGCCATGCTTTTGTTCGATAAAATGATTTGTTGTCATGATGATAAACATTGCTTGGTTTTTTCTTTTTTCTAGACTTCCTAGCATGTTCGGAACAATAAGCCCCTTTTTCTGTTGTATTAGAGCAACCTTCAAACTGACAATAGCGCATTATTCAGATTCTTTAATAATATTGAGAATTTCACCTTTTGCACGTACAGCACTTGGAATCTCAATACCTTTTCGTTTTGCATATTCACGCAATTCTTTTACATTCATTTCTTCTAATACAACAGATTCATCATCAGACGAAACAAGCTCATCTTGTTCATCATCATCATCAGCACTTGCAGTTGTTAATAATCGTTCGCCTTTAATCCCATCAGTATCAATCGTTACATTCCCAACAGTAATTGGTAAACCACCAACATATAAATCAGCTTCTTTACTTAGCATTGATTCAGGATTTTCAGTAACTTCAAAATCAGGTTCTTGACCTTTAGGTACAAACACATTTCTTTTTTCTTCGGTATCCCAATACTCTGAACCAGATGCTGAACTTCTAATTAATACACGCATTGTCTTACTTATCCCCTTTCAAAATGAAAAATCTACTACACTTAAAACAAAAAGGGCTGCATTTATATGCAGCCCTCGTGAAAGGTAGTAGCGCCAATTTGTTTGTCCGAACATTCATTGACGATCTATATTATTTAAGCAGCTTATGCCACTTACTGGAACAATAGGACTCGAACCTATACTAACGGTTTTGGAGACCGCTGCTCTACCGATTAAGCTATGCTCCATTAACTCTCGCAAACCTATAGAAAAAAGAGAGAGGAAATTCACCTCACTTCTTTAGTTTTATAATTGGTGGTTTGCGAGAGAATCTAAATGAGATCACAAGTGACTAAACGAAGAAAGTAGATTTTTTTTACTTCCTTGTAATCTCAAATCAAAAAAATAAGTAGGCAATCGTTCCGTTTAAATTTTGTGTAAGTGTGTCGCATTTCTTATTTTTTGACACTATCATAATAACTCGTTTCAAAGGTATATGAAGTGTAGATAAAGTGTATAAAAGAGGTATAAAAAGTGTAATAACTGGTTACTTAAAAGCAACCAGTTCCAGTGCCGAAGCAAATTGAACAATAATCATATTAGATTCTTGTTTCACTGATTCTTCACTGATACAGTTTCGTTGTGCCGCTAGATAGATTGAATTGCCATTGATATAGCGATCATAGAAGATTCTTTTTCTTCGCTCAGTAACATCTGGTTTGTGCGGATGCTGAATCGCAGAATAACCTCTAACGAAAAGCTTATGCAAATAATCAAACTCTTCTTGAGCTTCTTCTTTCTGGATTAACATTTGCTCGGCTTCAAAAGTGTTATTGGCCGTTGATGGTGGAACCAAAGAGAATGAAGCTGTTACTTTCGGTTCCCTCGGCTGGCCAACACGACATCTAGCAGCAAGATAGGCAGACAGGAACACACTGACGTTATGTTTAGTTTGCTCCATATCTACGTCCTTTGCATCTGGTGTTTCATATTTCTTTACGTCAAAAAGTACCATCCTTTGATTCCCCCGTTTATGGTATAATATTCGTGTCGAGAATATTACCCACGGTCGGAGGAATCCGGCTTTTTTTATTGGCAGCTTTCTTTACTCATGATAAAATATTTTTATTGTGACCAATGTTTGGGGCAAAGTAACCTCACATATCACAAGCTACCACTTTTCTGGTAAAATATTCTTCTTAGTCAACCAGTGGTCGGTTGGCTTTTTTATACTTGATTTTTTATAATGGGTTTGGTATAAAAATACTATAAAAAATAAACTTAATATTATTTCTTACAGAACTACCTAGCGGAAACTAGGTAGTTTTTTATACTATCGATTGTAAAAACTAAAATACATTGGTTTCAAAACTATTTAAACCCACTTATTAAACGACTAAACCAGTGTCCAATTAGTTCTGGATGTGAAATAAAATATCCGATTCCCACAATTGAAACAATCCAGCATATGCCTATAATCACACAAATAATTGTTAGAGGTGAAAATTTCTTATCTTTCATCTATTCTTACTCCACCTTCACAGCAAACGGCCAATAGCGCTCATCAATTGCTTTGATTTGATTTTCTGTTAACGTATCCACCTTTTCCTTACATATCGTAAAATCAATTGTTCCCGCTAAATTTAAAAAAGTATATCCTATGTTGGTCGCCCCTTTGTCTGATAATAAAACGTGATATAATGGTTCCTTCTCGACTTCGTAACCGTTAGCTAATGCATTAACAAATAAATCTCTGTTCGACTTAAACCACAAAGAAAATTCATCATCGGGCATTGCGCTTAAGAAAGAATCTGCGGAACCGATAATATCAACTTTATCAGAACCCATTCCTAAACTTTCTTCAATAAAATCATCAGCAGTTTTAGGTAATATAGCTTTTTTCGGTTCATCTAGTTGTTTTACTAAATTAATTGCTCTTTCGTTGGCATAGTCAGCACCTTTCAAATAATCAAGGCTGTCTGTAGAAACTTCTATGCATTCTAATTCTTCAATCAATTCTTGTTTATTCATCGCTGTTCCTCCTATTCACATGAGATTAAAATAACTCTTTCGTCAATAAAACTGCCATCTTCATCACACATGCCTTCTTGAATTTCAACACTGGTGATGATTTTGAAAAATCCGTTGTCTGATCCTTGAGCATTTACCAAGATTTCAATGTCACCGTAGATATCTTGTAATTCTTGTATTTTAGCTATTGCTTCTGAACTATTCATTCCGATTACCCCCAAAAATTCTTCACGATATTCGTTGCTGCTTCAATACCATCCAAAAATGCTTTGCGTTCACTAGACTGATAATTAGGAAACCTTGCATCTTCAATATTTTTGTTCCAATTGTCGTATTCTTTATCAATTAAATTTATTAGCTTCTGTCTGTTTTCTACTTCTGCTTGAATTATCAATAATAGTTCTTGTTTCGAACATTTTGATAATTTTTTACTTGACTGAATAATCATTCCGCTTCCTCCTGTTCAATAGACCACTGGCTAAACGCTTGTAAGACTTGCTTCAATTCATCATCATTTAAATCACCATATGGATAAGCTACTTGCTTATACTTCATTTTTCCACCAGTAGTTGATAAAAATCCCATGATTTCGATAACTTCACGTAATCCGTGTAATTTGCATGATTCTTTCAACCAATCCAGCACAATCTGCTGATTTTCGTTGAGTTCTGGCTGCAATTCCTCTGCCAATTCGTGAATATGACTTAAATGAACAAATCGATCTGTGTCGTTCATTTTCTTATTCATTAAGTCCTTTGATAGAGCGCTGATTTTTTGTAGTTTGGTTAATTCACTCATTCTGCTCCCTCCAATAGTTCTGGGTTATCCCATAAATTTCCGATAACTTCGATAGTTTCAAATCCATTACACATAATCGCCGATAAAACATTACTGTCATAATGATAAGTTGGAGGATACTCGATATCGAACGCTGGGTAACCTTCATTACTATAATTTCTGACTGCACTGATATAACTATCTTCTTCGCTTTCTCCATCGGTTACTTTTACTACATCGCCTTCAAAAATTTCAACATCGTTCTTGTCTTTCAGCCCTGTTGATTGCATGAGAACATACTTATCAATCATTCCCCACATGCCATTTTCTAGATTGATAAGAGGCGCTATAAATCCTGTATCATCATCAATAGTCCATTCTACATTTTTATCTTCATCTGGATAATACATTATGTTTTCTTCTACTGAATATGCTCTAAATTTTGGAATCATCTTCTTCACTCGCTTTCTAGAATAAGTTTATTTGTTCATTCGGTTCATAATTTAGCCATAACACTTCAGTACGATTAGACTTTTTCTTTGTCGTAATGCCTACTTTTGTTTGTTGCTTGATAACATTCCAATCTTTTAATCTGTCATTATATAATTCACTATCATAGCCTGACAGAATCACTTTCCCTTGATGATTTATTAAAGTAGTCAATAATTCTTCATGTTGATGGTTGGTAAATCCGTTCTCATAATGATCACTGACCAAGCTTGATGCGATATAGGGAGGATCACAATAAATCAAAGTGTCTGGATCATTATGTTCTTTGATTAATTGTATTCCATCCTTGTTTTCTATTTGAGCATTTTTCAATCTAGCAGCTGCATATCCGATTCTGCTATACATATCCGTCCATTCATAAGCGGTATATGGCCCATTCCAACTTATATTTTTTCTAAATCCAGGCATTGTGACAGTTTTACCACCAACACCAAACCACAAGCGTACAGCCATTCGTCTAGCATCTTCAATAGGATCACTTGAGATTTCATTTGATTTCATGAATTCTTTTCTAGAATAGAGAGTGTGATAAATGAGGTACTGAAGCTTTTCAGGATCATCACGCATCACTCTGAATAAGTTGACTAACCGTGCATCAATATCATTTATTGTTTCAAGAGTTACTCTTGGTTTGTTTAGAAAAACAGCCAGACTACCCATGAATGGTTCTAAATATGCTTTATGTTTAGGCATCTGACTAATTATCAAATCAGACATTCGCCATTTACTACCTGGATAGTTTAAAATTCTTTTCATCATTTCAAAGGAGTAAAGAATTCTTTGTGGT